TGTATGATAATGCAAAATTAATTGGTTGTGCTGTATGTGGCAGACCTGTGAGCAGATATTATGACAATGGCGAAATTTGCGAAATTAACAGGGTTTGCGTACTTGATGGATACAAGAATGGTTGCAGTATGCTATACGGTGCGTGCTGTAGAATTGCAAAAAATATGGGCTATAAAGAGATAATAACTTACACATTGCAATCGGAGAGCGGTATAAGTTTACGAGCGAGTAATTTCGTTTGCGAAGGAAGTGCAGGTGGGGAGATATGGAGTGGTAGCAGATGCCGTGATAACGGTGTGCCGAGAGAGAAGAAAATTATATGGAAAAGAGATTTGGTGAAATAAATAACGAATCAGTCTTTGAAAAAATCGGCACTCGTACGATCAATATAGATTTGAGGTGATTAAATGAACGACAAAATCCTTATCAACCCTAAAACAAATCAGGAGTACAGAGATGTACCGCCGACCGTGGCGGCGAAATATCTTGGTGTGGCTCTTAATTTTATTTACGAAGGACTTAAAAAGCAGACTTTGCCGATAGGCTCGGCAGTGCAAAGCGATTCAGGGCGTTGGAGCTACAACATACCGATTGACCGGCTAAAGGCCTATGCAAGCGGTGCAGATATATCCTTACTGACTACACTGCTCAACAAATTACTCGGCAGCGGAAATGCAATCAGCGAAAGGACGGTGCAAAAATGATAAATTCACCGTGCTACGGCTGTCAGATACGGACGACAAGATGTCATACAGATTGCGAAAGATACCTCGAGTACAAATCAAAGTGTGACAATCGCCGAGCCGAACGCTCTAAAAATTATGACTTTTTTAATTACGTCTGTCATAAAATCGACATCCATACAAGATGTCGCAAATCAAATAAATGAAAGAATAGGTGAATATATGGAAATCATTGCAAATAACCGTGCAAATAACCGTGAATATATTGCTTTTAAAGACTTGAAAAAAGGCGATATTTTTGTATTAGCCTCAGATGGCAAATGGTACATAAAAAACAACGATTTTTATGCAGTACGGCTTACAGACGGCAAAACCGTTGAGCCGAGTTTCTCACTTTTACTTTGCGAAGTCAAAGATTGCGTGCTCGTAGAAAGAGAAATCTATACAGCATTAACTGAAAAGGAGTGTAACAAATGTGGCATTTAAGAAACTACGAAACCAAAAGGTCGCTCAGAAAAAAGTATAAGCATTGCAAAGAGCAACTCGAATACACCCGAAAGAGCCTCAGCACTAAAAACGATGAACTCGAAACAGCACACAGCGACATTGACTTTTTTAAGGTCAGAATCATCAAGGCGCTTAATGAAGTTAATAAACTTTGTGAGGGCAACAATCTGTTTTTACCGCCTGAGATTGAACGCATACAGGTTGAGCTTGCGGTCACAGATGTGATTGACATCAAAGAAACTGCACAGGGATTTATTTGTGTGGGGGTCGAGAAATGAAAAAAGGGACAACAGTTGAAAGCGGATATGATGTTGAAGGACGCTGGTGTCTGAAACTCAAAAAAGCTAAAGGCAAGTTTACGCTCGACGAAATTATTGAAGCGGCGAAAGAATGGGAAGAAGATTACTACGCCGTGATTATTAAAGCAATGAGTGATGAAACGGCACAATATTACGACGATGACCTTGACGGCGATTGCGTGACATTGTATCGTGCTACAGATTTTATAAGTAAAGAAGTGTAACCGATGAAAAGATTAACTTTAAATCAAGACAGCGAAATCAAGGTTAAGGACATCTACGGCAAAATGCACGATTTTAAAGATGTGCCGAATGAGTTTTACGGCTGTATCCGCAAACTTTACGACTACGAAAATACAGGATACACAATTGATTTTATTGACAACATACCGCATATACTCAAAGATATGCGTGAATGCTTATTAAATCCATCGGTTGTAAATATTAGAGCGTGTTTGCATATGATTGATTACATTTTAAACACAAAAGAAAAAGACCGTTGATTGCTTGCACTACAATCAACGGTCGGCAAATAGCACAAGGCTATCTGCGTATAAATACAGTCCAACATTATTATACCAGATGACCTTGTGAAAATCAAGGAGATTATATAAATGAATAAAAAATCTAAATTACAAATGATACCCACTGACAAACTTTATCCACACCCTGATAATCCAAGAAAGGTTATCGGCGATGTTTCGGAACTTGCAGAATCTATCAAAGCAAACGGTATCTTGCAAAATTTGACCGTAGTGCCAAACAATGATAGCTGGGATGATTTTACCGTTATCATCGGGCATCGCAGGCTTGCAGCGGCAAAGCAGGCAGGATTAACTGAACTGCCATGTGCTGTTGTTGAGATGACAGAAAAAGAACAGCTGTCAACGATGCTCACAGAGAATATGCAGCGGTCAGATTTGACAGTTTATGAAGAAGCAAAGGGCTGTCAGCTATTGCTTGACCTCGGTGATACGGTCGCAGAGGTTGCCGAAAAAACAGGATTTTCAGAAAGCAAAATAAGGCGAAGAGTAAAGCTCTGTGAGCTTGATGAAGAAGCTTTCAAAGAGAGCCAAATCCGACAGCCTACATTGCAGGATTATGACCGATTGAATCAGATTAAGGATATTGACACAAGAAATAAACTTCTTAAATCAATCGGAACGAATAATTTTGACAATCTTTTGTATTCTGCTGTTAAGAAGCAGGAAACAGATGAAGAAAAAGAAAAAATTGAAAAGCTCTGTCTTGAACATGGAATGATTAAAGCGCAGAAACATGACGAAATTCCAAGTAATTATGAATATACGGGATTTTTTGCGCTCAAAGATTTGATCGGTAAAGACTTTGCGGACGGCAGGAAAAGATATTTTTATTTTGGTTACGGCTCAAATGTCTACATTTATGCCGAAGCATTGAAAAAGCAGGAAAAGAACGATCCCGAAGTAGAAAAGCGAAAGCTTGAAGAGCAGAAGTGGGACGAGCTTGTTGAACAGGCAGAAGAAATAGATGAACGCTGCGAGGCTCTCAGAATAGGCTTTATGCTTGATACAAATTTCAATGACAGCAGCAAAAAGCAGGAGCTTGTGAAGTTTATTGTAGCCCAAGTGGCGGCAGGAGCCATTAACAAAAAATATCGTTTTGAAGAAATTATCGAACACGACTTTGAAGATGATGAAAACATAGACAGCTACATCAACGAACATTGGAACAATGACAGCGGCAGAATACTAATGGCGACGGCATACGCTTTGAGCCAGAGAATTTACGGTTCGTTCGATTATATCAGTGTAAATTATTCGGACAAGACATTCAGCCGAAAAAACAACCCGGAATTAAACAAATTTTACGCTTTGCTTTGTAAACTCGGCTATGTGATGTCTGATGAGGAGATACAGCTCCGTGACGGCACACACCCGATTTTTACAACAGGCGAAGTAAAATAAACTAAATAAGTTAATCACGCAACTGCACTTGTGAGATTATATAAATCCCATTTAATACCTTCTTTCTTTAATTGTATTTTCGGGTAGGTGCAGATGCCCGAACAAATTAACCGATAACAAGCTCTGCACAGCTTATTATATAAAACTCGTTTACTCCTCTTTAAATAAATTCTGACATTGAAAGCGGAGCAGGTGCAGATGGTCCGCTTTAGGTGAAGAAAATGGCATCAATCAAAGTTAAATCCGAATACAAAGAACTTGTTAAATTATTCAACCAATTGTCCGGATCAAGGTCATTGTGGCAAGTGTTCAACGATTGTATAGAAATGTTTGCGCTAAGTATTCAGAATATTTTTTGCTTTAATCAAACATTTGAAAAAAACAAAAATCGCTATAAAGACATCGTCAAAAATTATAGTGAAAGCGAATTTGAAACAATTGTAAAAATTTTTGCCGAGATAACTAATGCACTCGAAGCAAATCCATTTCAAGATTTTTTGGGGGATTTGTATATGCAACTTGATATGGGAAGCAGCGCTCTTGGACAATTTTTCACGCCGTACACCGTATCTTATGCAATGGCGGAAAGCTCGTTTGACGAGAAAAATGCAAAAGCTGAATTATCCAAAAAAGGATATATCTCGGTTCTTGAGCCTACGGTCGGTGGCGGAGCAAATGTAATTGCGTTTTGTGAGGTGCTAAAAAATCATGACATCAATTATCAAACACAGTGTGTCATTGTCTGCCAAGAGCTCAGCAAATCAACTGCTCTGATGTGCTATACAGCACTGTCGCTGATAGGTTGTGCAGCGGTGGTTAAAATTGGAGATAGTTTGAGTGATCCATATACGAACTATTTTGCTGAGTGTTCTAAAGGTGCTGAAATTTGGACAACTCCAATGTTTCACATTCAAAACTGCTATAAGAAGGTATGAATCTATGCAAGAAGAGGCGCTTTTACAAATCATTAAAAAACAGCTTAATGAGATAGTAAGGTGGTAGATTTACAAAATGTCGAGGCTAAATAAAACATGGACGGCCGATGAAATAGATTATCTTGTATCTGCTTGGGGCAACGTTAATATGGCCACTATAACAAAACACCTTGATAGATCTGAATGTGCAATCAGGCTAAAAGCCGGTAAGTTAAACTTAGGACCTTTTTTGACTAATGGTTATAGATACATTACAATAAGCAATCTTTATAAACTCATTCGTGCAAACTCCTCTATCGCTTATTTTAAAACGTCGTGGATAAAAAATAGAAATCTGCCTACTCACAACATATCAAGGAGTTCAAAAACAAATTTTACTGTTGTTTACATAGATGAATTTTGGATGTGGGCGGAGAAAAATCAATATTTTTTAGATTTTTCGAAACTTGAAAGATATCAATTGGGGCCTGAGCCTGATTGGGTAAACCAAAAACGAGAGGCAGACATATTAAGGAACAGTTTTATTAAAGCAACTCCGTGGACAAACAGAGAAGATAACCTTCTCAAAGAATTGCTTAAAAAGCAAAAGTATGGATATAAAGAGCTATCACAAATATTGTGTCGTAGCGAAGGAGCTATACAACGCAGAATTAATGACCTAAACATCAAATACCGTCCTGTAAAAGCTGATAATCATAATAAGTGGAGCGATGAAGAATATGCAATTCTCAGTAACATGATTAAAAATGGGAGCAAATATGAACAAATTTCAGATGTAATAGGTCGCTCTGCGAAAGCAATCAGAGGAAGAGTGTTTGATAAATATTTGACTGAAAATCTCGACAAAGTGAGAGCGTACATAGGCGACGGCGAATTTGGCGACAACATCCCCAACAGGCCGTTAAAATACAAAAGGCTTATGACTGACGAGGACAAAGATGAGATGAATGTTCTTTTATCTGCTTTAGCAGGACTTATTAACTGCATAGCGATTGCAAATTCAGACGTAGGCAAAGAATACAGCGAATTTTGGCAGAAAGATATGTGCCTTAATTGGGACGATGTTAAAGGCTGTCTTGCCTGTAAGAATAACTGTGACAGCTGTACATTGTTCAGAAGAATTCCTGCTCAATATTGCAAAAGGTGTGGCAAGGATTTTTTTGAGCGTAAACAGAACATCTTTTGTTCCGCCTGCCGAACAGCACGCCTTAAGCAAGCACAACGGAAATTTGCGATACTTAATAACAAGCAAGGAAAATAAGTAAAATAGTTGAGCAGTGAAATAAAGGAGTGATTTTTTGTGGATGACAAAACCGAGTTTTTTCGAGCCGTGACAGGACATTGTCTTAATTTTTTAGACACAGATACAGTTGACAGAATATCAAAAGTTTTAAGCATAGAAATGTCAAAATATAATATCAGAAAAAGTGAAACAGCTTTGTCGGTTGATGTCAGACAGCCAAACCAAAAATATATTAATATTTTTCTCTCAATTAAGAAACTTGAAGGCTTGTCTGACAAGACGATTCAAGGCTATGCAGGAGAAATCAACCGAATGTTGGCTGTTTTGAACAAGCCTATACCGGACATCAAAACCAATGACATAAGAGCTTACTTAGCTTATGAGCAGACAAGAAAAAATGTAACAAATAGTTATATTGATACCAAGCGAAGATATTTAAGCTCATTCTTCAAGACCCTTAGAATTGAAGGGTACATACAGTCAGACCCTGTTGAAACAATCTCAAAGGTTAAAGTTGAAAAAATTATAAGAAAGCCTTTTACACCATTGGAAATTGAGAAGTTGAGAGAACAAGCAAAAGAAGATGTGAGGACAAAGGCAATTTTAGAATTCTTGCTTTCTACTGGTTGCAGAGTTTCCGAAGTATCTTCAGCAAATAAAAACGACATAGATGATGACAAGCTGATAATAACAGGCAAAAGCAACAAGCAAAGGTATGTTTATCTTAATGCAGCGGCTAAATTTGCATTATCGAAATACTTCAAAACACGGATTGATGATAATGAAGCACTCTTCGTAAGTAAACACCAAATAGAAGGAAATTTCCGAAGACTTGAAAAAGGGCAAATTGAGAAGCTCATTTGTGACTTAGGAAAAAAAGCAGGTGTAGAAAACTGCCATCCCCACAAATTCAGACGAACGATGGCAACGGACGCACTCAGAGCTGGAATGCCGATTGAGCAAGTTTCGTTAATGCTCGGACATGAACAGTTGACCACAACACAAATATATGCACGGTCTGATGAAAGCGATGTTTATCAAGCTCATAAGAAATATGTGAGATAAGTTTAAAAGAAAAGGTGTGATAATATGTCATTCCCCGAGAAATTAAAAGCGTTAAGAATAAAACATAAATTAACGCAAGATGAATTGGGTGAAAAGCTCTATTTGAGCAGGGCAAGCATTTCAAGCTACGAAATTGGAAGAAATGAGCCTACTATCGAAACCATAATAGCTGTATCAGATTTATTTAATGTTACGACAGACGAACTGCTGAAATGAGGTGTAACAATGAAAATAAAAAAAGCATTTGACATATGTAAAAAGAATAAAGTTATTTCAATCTTCGGTAATGAAAAAGGTGAGCAATGGCTGTCAGACGGCTCTGCGGTCTATCCTATTTTCGGCTTGCCGGAACTCAATGAAGATTACATATGCAAACTCTATGACATCAACGATGCGCAGAGAGATAAGATTAGATTTACAATCAGTCAAACCAAGCCGTTGATTGATGTTGATGATTGTTCGGCGGATGAAACACCGGCTGAAATGTGGGATATAAGCATTATATACGACGGTAAAGTAATGCTCCCGATTAGCACCGCAGAGGGCTTAATGTTTATTGACAGAGTATATCTTAATCCTTTTGTGGATATGCCAAACGAAACAATGGCACTTGCACTGCGTAAGGACTTCAAAGGTACTCCGTACTTCGCTGTTAAATTTGGAATGATTGCATACGGCTTTATATGTGCTTATGAAATTGTTGATGAAGATTTTGTGAGACAATTGAAATCATTATACATTGAAAGCGATATGATTTTGAAAAACAAGAAAGGATGACCTGCCGATGAAGCAGTATGAAGCTGACCAACAGCGGAAGTTATTTCAGTGGACGACCTTCATCCGGGCAAAGTATCCTGAAATTGATTTGATGTTTCACATTCCAAATGGCGGAAGTCGAAATAAACTTGAAGCGGCCAACCTAAAAAGGCAGGGAGTGAAAGCAGGTGTGCCGGACTTATTTTTGCCTGTCAGCCGTGGAGGCTATCACGGATTGTTTATTGAATTAAAACACGGTAAAAACAAGCCAACCGAAAAACAAACTGAATGGCTTAAAAGTCTGAATGAACAAGGCTACGCTGTCGCTGTTTGCTATGGGTGCGACGATGCAAGCGAAAAAATATTAAAATATTTGAAATTAGGTGAAATAAATGAGTGAAGAAAAAAAGAAACGAGGTCGCAAGAAGAAACTCGACCGAATAGACAGGATGTGTCTTTACTGTGCCGATTACAATGCAAAGCACGGCACAAGTTACAGCTATGGCCAGTTTGTTGCGCAGATAGCCGCAGGAAAAATTAAAAGACTTGGGTTATACGACTACAAAGGAGGTCTTGCTGAATGAGTGAAAACGAAAAATCGGTTGCAACGGAAATGCAAGACAATCCGACACCGGCAGAAACATTGTCAGAACTCGACAAACTTGTGATAGGCTTTATTGACGGTGACCTTGATGTGGCTACGCTCAATAGCTTGGATATGTTTAATCGTTGGTTAGTGTTGTCGATGTCTGCCATATACAGCTGCACAAAGATAGGCTTACTATCCGCTAAGTCTTGCGTCAAGGCTAAGTATAAATTATTGCAAGAGTATCGCAGATTTAGAACTGACACATTTTTTGCTGGCAAAGAGCATATCGAGTGGATTAAACGCACAAGAGAAACCTCCTGCAAGCTAACGGAGCTGTCAAAGGCAATTGCTGATCACGATACTAATGTGTTGCAAATCGCTTTACAGATAATTGACCTGCTCACAAAGCACGATGTTTATAACAAACTTTTTATCTTATCGGACACATCGGATACATACAAGGAAAAATGTTTAAAAACACTAACCGAAAATGATACAGCGTTTTTGGACGAGTTCGGCAACATACCATTTGTGGATTTGCTCTTTAAATTTTACAAGTCAACGGAAGAAACGAGAGCATCAGAAATTTTCAAAGAGCTGGATGCTGATAACATTAGAAAGGTAGCTTGTCACGTGCCGGTTAAGTCGGATGATTGTCGAGGAATCGCAAAAAGCTACAAAGAATACTTCGGTATTTAAAGTAAGGCAATATTCTTGCCGTGTGCAAAATCTTAAAGAAAATTCAAATCAAGTTAAATCCTATATTCAAAAAAGTAATCAAAGCGACGACTTCCGCTTTTGATTAAGCTGTTAAAAAAGAATGCACCAAAAATTAAACACACAATTGCAGCGGCAAGGTTGCACAGAGCAGTAGTTCGGTGGTCAGACGGACTACTGCATATTTATATCATCTGACTTTTTTAATACGAAAATAGAATAATAATAGTCACAAAAAAGGAGTTGAGATACTCCTTTAATAGCCTGCTCAAGGAATTAATTAAGTGACCGTTTTAGTTTTTACATATATAATGGGAAGTTTAATATGTTTACATACAAAGCTGAAATTAAATCAGGACCTTTGCTCGAGGTCAAATATTATAAATCAATTCGTAAACGCAACAAGAAAAATCTTGCTCGACAAATCAATCAATCCCGAACAAACGAAAAGCAAGCCAAAGCAAACCGTATCAGAGGAGAACAACACACACAGAGGCTTATCCTCTGCAACTTCTCTGAGGGCGACTGGTTCGCAAGATTCTCCGCTCCGTTTGGCGAGTTTACCGAAGATGAATTTGAGAGGGTTGTATCGAATTTTTTTAAGCGAGTAAAACGCAGGACAGATAAGAAACAAATCAAGTTTAAATACATCGGTTATTGTGAGTGTGGCAAGCTCGGGAAAAATTGGCATCTGCACATCGTGATTGAAGATTGCGTCAGAGAAATATTAACGGAGTGTTGGCCATGGAAAAACGGAATCAATTTCACACCACTTTACCAAGACGGAAACTATGCTGACCTTGCCAAGTACATCCGCAAAGATGTCAATGGTAAGAAGCGCTTGAAAACATCTCGCAACCTTGCCAAACCTGATGTCAAAGTTGTTGAAGGAAAAAAGCGAGAGTACAGAAAGCTTGAACGAGGGGAAGCCTTGCCTTGCCCTGAAGGATATTATTTTTATCGTGACGAAATGTGGATAAATGACTTCACGGGTGCGTCTTTTCATTTTACTTATTTGGCCAATAGCCATAAACACAAGAAAATCGGAGGTGCAAGGATTTGAGAGATACAACGAGAGACTATACAATTGCACAGTTTAGACTTTATGCTTCCCTTGGTTATCCGAGCAAGGCACAGGTTGTAGCTGACAAGACAATGCACCGAGCATTACAACTTGACCTGCTTGCTGTGGCAGATACACTTAATGCCTTGACCAATAGCGGTAAAGACTACATCTGTCAAGCTGTCAGCGCTGTTTACTTTGTTGCACCAACAAAACCGTTGCACAAAGGTGAAATAAATTTGAGAGTGACCAAGTTTGCTGTCAATAACTATACAGACGAACGCACTGTGTTTCGCTGGCTCAAAGAGGCACGATTGCTTTGCGCAAAACTTCGTGGACTTAACATTTGTACATATTGCACAAAGAAAGATGTCAGTAGAAGCGATTAAACCTGTTATAAAATTAAATTGTAATGATAAAACGAAAAGTAACTACGGACTGGATTGTCCGTCAAATCCGTGAGGGTAAGGCATATAGATTTTATTTAACAGCTGATTGGCAAAGAGTTCGAGACGCCAAAAAAGCAAAAGAACATTACGAATGCGAACGCTGTCGTGCTGTGGGTAAGTACAGCCCTTGCGAGGCGGTACATCACAAAGTGTATCTCAAAGCAAGGCCTGACCTTGCTCTTGACATCAACAACCTCGAATGTCTATGCAAAGACTGCCATTACAAAGAACATCACAAATACGAGCCGAAAAAATTAAAAGATGAGTTTGCTGAGAGGTGGTAAGTCAAAAAAGACATACCCCCCGGGTAAAAAATCGAAAAATTCCGAGGCTTACGGATAACGGTATAAAGGCACGACAGTTTGGTCTCGCGCACGCACACGAGAAATTTTTGAGAGAGGAGTAGCATAAATGGCACAGATTAAAATTGCAGAAATCAAAGACAGCTTAATTGAGCAACTGACTTTGAAGGGGGCAAACATTGAAGTCTATAGAGATTTAATTGACAGCTATATTTTTTGCACGAAACTTGAGCGTAAAATGCAGGCGGACATCCGCAAAAATGGCTTGACATACAAAGCTATCAGTGCCACAGGTAAAGAGTACATGAAGGACAACCCCTCAGTAAAAAATGCCGTAATGTACAACAAACAGCGTTTAGCGATCCTCTCGCAAATGGGGCTGTCAATTGACAAAGTCGAGAGTGATTCGGATGACGAACTGTAAAGTCATAGACGATTACATCGACCTTGTTAAAAGCGGAAAGTATCGTGTTTGTCGTGAGCAAATTCAGCTGATAAAGTTTGTTGAAAATGTCTTTGAGAATGAAGAAATCTATGTTGACGAAGAACAGCTTGAAAAGTATTTATCTTTGCAGAAATATTTTCCTTATGAACTTTTTGAATGGGAAAAATTTTGTTTTGCATTGCATAATTGCACTTACTCTGCTCCCGGTGTTTTAAGGTTTCCCGACTTGGTTTGTGTGGTCGGAAGAGGAACGGGAAAAAACGGTTATCTTGCTTTTGAAGATTTTGCTTTGGTAACTCCGGTCAATGGTGTGCGAAACTACGATATTGATATTTGCGCAACGTCCGAAGAACAAGCACAAACGAGTTTTAATGATATTTATGAAATCTTGGAAAATAATGCGTCAAAAATGCAGCGGCATTTTAAGTGGAATAAAACCAAAATCACTAATATAAAAACAAACTCGACGATTAGATACAGAACATCAAACAGTAAAACAAAAGACGGCGGCAGACCGGGCAAGGTAGATTTTGATGAAAAACACGCTTACGAAAATTATGACCTCATTAACGTTTTTACTACAGGTTTAGGCAAAAAACCTTTACCACGTAGGACGACAATAACCACGATGGGAGATGTTCGTGACGGCCCCCTTGATAACGAACTTTCGGAGGGGCTTGAAGTTTTAAATGGCGATGCTTCAGATAACGGGACGCTCTATTTCATTTGTCGCTTAGACGATGAAAAAGAGGTTTATAATCCCGAAAACTGGTATAAAGCTAATCCATCTTTACAATATTTCCCTGATTTACAAAGAGAAATAAAGAAAGAATTTGAAGAATGGAAAAAAGATAAAATCAATAATTCAGCGTTTATGACTAAACGAATGAATATCCCGAAAGGCACAGAAACTCATCCAGTAACCTCGTGGGAAAATATCAAAGCTACAAACAGGCCTCTCCCCGACCTTGAAGGTAAGCCGTGTGTTTTTGGCATTGACTACACAAAAACTACTGACTTTTTGGGTATCGGTTTAATGTTTTTGATTGACGGCTCAATCGTATGGAAACCATTTTCGTGGTACTGTTCGCAATCTGCGGATTTGGGCAGGATTAAATTTCCATATATTCAGCAACCCGACTTAAAAAGAGTGGACGGGGCGGAAATCCCGCCTGAAATCGTCGCTGACTGGTTGAGAGAGCAGAAAAAGCATTACAACATCGTTGGTGGAGCATTGGACAGTTACCGTTATACTTTGCTCAAGGAACCGTTAATGCAATTGGGTTTTGAATGCGACCGCAAAGGACGAAACAATCTAAAACTTGTAAGGCCGTCTGATAAAATGCTTGTCGCTCCTCTGATAGCTTCGGATTTCGCTAATCATCGTATTGCTTGGGGGGATTCGCCTCTTATGCGTTGGTACACAAACAACACATCGGCTGTCGAAGATAAAAACGGCAATATTATCTACGGCAAAATTGAGCCAAAATCACGAAAAACAGATGGATTTATGGCATTCGTCGCCGCATATACACAGCTTGATTTGCTGAAACAAAATCAGCCGATGACGGTTGATGAACTTAAGAATTGCTTTAACGCAATTGTATTTTAAAGTGAGATGATGAAAAATGGTGAAACTTTTTCAGGGCGATTGCCTTGAATTAATGAAAAACATTCCCGATAACAGCGTTGACTTGTTGCTGACTGACCCCCCATACGGGATTGATTTTCAATCAAGACATCATAATGATAAAACAAAAAGAAAGCCTAAAATTTTAAATGATAAAAAGCCATTTACAGATTTTATTCCATTGATAAAGTCCAAAATCGCGAAAACAGGAGGTATCTTGAGCTTCACTCGTTGGGATGTTCAGCAGATTTTTATTGATGCGTTTATTCGTATCGGTTTAAAACCGAAAAATGTTCTTATTTGGGACAAAAAAAGTAATGGTATGGGCAATTTAAAAAAAGCATTCGGCAGCAGATACGAAAGTGTTATATGGATTCCAAATGATGATTTTAAGTTCGAAAATGGAAGACCGCAGGATTTAATTTCAGTACCGAAAGTGCCTTCTCTTAAATTAGTTCACCCTAATGAAAAACCCGTTGAATTGCTTGAATTTTTAATTCAAAAGACAACACTTAAAAACGCTACTGTGCTTGATTGTTTTATGGGCTCAGGCTCAACAGGCGTTGCCTGTGTAAATACAAACCGAAACTTTATCGGAATGGAGCTTGATGAAAAGTATTACAAAATAGCAGAAGAAAGAATAAAAAACGCTGAAAAAGGCAGGTGAAAAAATGAAAGTAATAAACTGGGTGAAAAATCTTTTTAGAAAAGATGCCGTTGCAGCGGAATTTAACGAGGACGGCTCGGCGGTTGATGAACAGAGATTTCACCTGACTGAGCTTGCTCTATTTACGGCGATTGATTTTATTGCTCGAAGCTTGGCGAAGTGCGAATTTGTGACGGTAAACAATAACCGAGAAAGTCGCAAGGCTGAATATTATCTTTGGAACTATTCGCCGAATAAGCATCAAACCAAAATCGAATTTTTTACGCAGGCTGTCGCAAAATTGATTTTTGACAATGAACTGTTAATTATCGAAACAGCCGACAATCAGCTTTTAATTGCGGACAGTTTTTCAAGAGCAGAACACGCATTGATTGATGATTCTTTCAGCGGTGTTACTTGCCGAAATTTTACATATCAGCGCACTTTTTTAGAGAGCGAGGTAATTTACCTCAGATATAACAACTTTGCTCTTAACGGCTTATTGGCTGATATGTGCAATACATATGAACAGTTAATGTTGTCGGCTCAGGAAAGATATAACAAAGCTGTCGGACATAAAGGCATTTTGGAGCTTGAAAATTATAGCTTTGGTGACGAAAACTTCGCTGAAACTTATAACAAAGTTTTGGCAAAGCAGTTTAAAGCGTTTTACGCGAATAAGAACGCTGTTATGCCGATTTTTAAGGGTATGAAATATTCAGAACCCTCAACCGATGCAGGAAAAACTACAAACAGCGAGATTAACGATATTCAGAAGTTAAAAACTGAAGCGTACACGATTGTTGGCAATGCTTTGCATATACCTCCGGCAATTTTAAGCGGTGAAGCATCGCAATTGTCTGATGCAATGGATTGCGCTATTGGTAATGCAATTGATCCGATTGCAAATATGTTTGAGCAAGAGATTACAAAAAAGAGATTCGGAGCTAACGAATTTAGCAAAGGTAATTATTTGCTGATTGACACAACGACAGTCAGACACATTGACGCAATCAGTCAGGCGAATAATCTTGATAAGTCAATTGCCAGCGGTGTGCTGACACCTGCGCAGGCTCAAAAATATTGCAACATGCTCCCTTGCTCAGAGGCTTGGGCGCATACATATTACATTACTAAAAATTACCAAACAATAGCAAATGCTTTGAAGGGTGGTGAATAAATGAAAAGTAGAAATTACAACATCAAGCAGATTGCTGAAAATCAGAGTGTCTTGCAGATCTATCTTTACGGTGAAATTGAGCCGAGCTACTTGAATATTTTGGGCGACCTTATTGAATCCAAAACAAGCGCCGAATATATTCGTAAAGCAATTGAAAAAGCAGGCGAAATTGAAAGCATTGAGCTCTATATTAACTCAATCGGCGGTTATGTCGATGAGGGCGTGTCGATTTACAATCTGCTAAAAAGGCAGAGTGTGCCGGTCACTGCATACATTGACGGTATGGCTTGTTCAATTGCCTCTGTCGTTGCAATGGCGGCTGACAAGATCGTAATGCCGTCAAACACAACGATGATGATTCATCATGCAATCGGCGGTTGTTATGGAAATGCGAAGGAACACAGAGAATTTGCAACCCAGCTCGACAAGATCAGCGAAGCAAGCACAAACTCTTACCTTGTACACGCAGGCGATAAGCTCACGCGAGAAACCCTCGAGCCGCTTCTTAATGCTGAAACATTTTTGACGGCAGAGGAGGCCTTCAATATCGGCTTGTGTGACGAAATTCTTGATCCGGTTGACTTAACCGAATCAAAAGAAATCGTTGATGATGCACAGCAAAAGAAGAATCCAAAAGCAAAACAGGCAGCGGCAGAACTTGCAAAAATGCTTGGTGCAAAGCCTGAACCGCCTGAACCACAGACACCACCTGAGTCAAAACCGAAAAATCCCGAAGAAAAGGATAGCTTTGGCTTTATTGAAGAGTATTTCAAAAACAAAAATTATTTATAAAGGAGATTAAAAAATGAAGAATCTTGACGCGATTAAGGACGCGAAAGCTAAGTTTGCGCAGAACTTAAAAACTGCCATTGATACCAAAGATGAAACAAAAATGACCGAGGCTCTCAACGCCTATGCTGACAGCATTCAGCAGTCAATCATTGAGGTTGCACAGGAAATTGGCGAAACCGCCGATAACACAATCCTTGCAAAGAGAGGATTCAGACAGCTTACATCGGCAGAGCAGAAATTTTACAATAATTTCGTCACAGCGGCAAAATCTGCCGATGTTAAGCAGGCACTCACAGGTCTTGATGTTACAATTCCCCAGACGATTCTTGACACCGTGCTTGAGGACATTACCAGCAATCATCCGCTGCTCGATGCAATCGGCATCGAAAACACATACGGCTCTGTTAAGGCGATTTTTGCCACAGACACAAAACAGCTCGCCGCTTGGGGCGCTTTAAGCTCAAAAATCACACAGGAGCTTGCCGGCACAATCCAGGAAAAGGATTTCTCAACATCAAAGGTAAGTGCCTTTATCCCTGTTCCGAAGGATATACTCGACCTTGGCGCTACATACATCGACGCATATGTCCGCAGAATCCTCGCCGATGCACTTGCTTATGCTCTTGAAGATGGCTTTATCAACGGTGACGGCAATGGCAAGCCGATTGGTATGCTTAAAGACCCCGAGGGTGCTGTAAAGGCAGGTGCATATACCGAAAAAACAGCAACAAAGCTCACAAGTCTTGATGTGAAGTCGTATATGGGTGTTGTTGCCAAGCTTGCGAAGGGCAAGGGCGGTAAGACAAACAACATCACATCGGTTGACCTCATCGTTAATCCTGTGGATTATCTTACAAAGATTATCCCTGCAACTACAGTGCTTGCAACCGACGGCTCATACAAAAACAACCTCTTCCCATTCCCGACGAATGTTTATCCGTCTGAAATGGTTACAGAAGGCACTGCTGTTATTGGCCAGCTTTCAAGATATAAAGCCTGCCTCTCAACAGGTAAGGAAGGTAAGCTTGATTACTCTGACCAGTATCAGTTTCTTGAAGATAACAGAGTTTATCTTATTAAAGCGTATGCAACAGGTTTTTCGCTTCATACGAACGATTTTCTTAAGCTCGATATTTCAGCGCTCAATCCTGCTGAAATTAAGGTAACTCTCAATCAGGCAGCAACAGCTTAATTTATTGCGGAGGTGTTGAACAATGGGAATTATAAGCGATGTAGTTAATATGCTCGATTTTGACCGTGAGCACATCGAAACAGATGAAAGCACAAAGTTGAAAATTGAACTGATTATAGCCAATGGAAAACAGCACCTCCGCGATTATAACCCTCTGCTTACTGATGAGGATTTTGAGCGACCAACAAGGGCAAGAAGTTTGTTGTTTGACTATTGCAGATACGCTTACTCAAATGCGGTTGAAATGTTCGACCATAATTTTGAAAGCGAAATTCTGAAATTAAGGCAGGAGTATGAGGTGCAAATGTATGATACCGAAGAATAACATTGATTTTTTAACCTTTAATGACGGTGTTGCGAAAATCTACGAAACGGACGAAAACGACGACATCATTGCTGACAGCCTGAAAAAATATCGTTTCGGCGACGAAAAAATCGGGGTAACTCGTTTTTACGGTGCGAAACAAAATGACATTGAACTGTCGAAAGTTATCCATATCCACAAAGATGAAACTTTGAGAACGGATATGGCGGTCATCATTGACGGCACAAGGTTTAAAATCGAACAGATACAGCATGACAAAAGCAAAAATCCCCCTTGCTCAATTTTGAGCCTGTCACAGAGGGGACTGTATGAGGGTGGTGCAGATGTTTTTTAAGAATTACGACGAATTTGTCGAACTTATTAAGTCTTGTGACATTAAATGCGTTGAGGCAGATTACAACAAATCAACTCCTGCTCCCTATCTTGTTTACTTTAAAGACGAAGAAACAGGAATTTACGCAGACGGTGGATTGCTTTGGAAAAATGCAAAAATCATCATCGAACTTTACACTGCAAGAGATGACCACACAAGCGAAACGAAGTTTGAGGAGTGGCTCAACGAAAACGGTTTAGGTTGGAAAAAGCCGAACCGAGCGTGGGACACAACAAATAAACTTTGTGTGAGTTATTACAATTTGGGCGTGACTTTTGATGAGTGATTACAAGAAAGTCGGCATCGACCGCCTCGGAGACGCCCTATCGAAAGAGCTGTCAACCTATTCGGCTGATGTGCAAATGGGCGTGCGTTTGTTGGTTGACGAAAAATCCGAAGAACTCAAAAACGAAATCAAAAAAAATGCACCTGTCGGCAGAAGAAAAAAATATCGCAAATCGTTCAGAGTAAAAATCACGAACGAAACATTCAGGTTTTACGAAAAAACAGTGTATGCCGCTAAACCTGAGTACCGGCTTACACACCTACTCGAAAAAACTCGTAAAAAGAGGGGTCAAAAAGGCGGAACGGTACAGCCAAAGGTGCATATTGCTCCGGCAACAGAGAAAATTCACGGCGAATTTGAAGCCGGAATAAAAAAGCTTATCAAATCATCGGAAGCTATGGGCGGCGGTGATTTGAGCGGAATTAAAAGAATTTAAAGACATAAGGAGTGTTTATTAATGAACAAAACTATTAGAAAAGTTGGTTATGCTGTGCTGACAGAAAGCAGCACAGGCGAGATCACATACGGTAAGCCCGTGTGGTTTAAGTCTGATAAGGCAGGCGGCAGAAGTATCGGTGCAGAGCCTATTGGCGATTCAAACACGATCTATGCTGACGGCTTACCTATTATTGTAGCGAGTGCAAACGGCGGCTACACAATCAGTCTTGAGCTTATTTCAGCAGTCGACGACATCGAAAAAGATTGGTTCGGCAATGATGAAGCAACAGAAGGCGGCATTGTCGAAAAGGGTGGCATTAAGGTAATGCCGAGATTTGCCCTCCTCGCTGCCAAGGAAACATACAAAGGTGACAAGCTCTACGAGATTGACACCTATTTTGACTGTGTAGCAGCAAGAGCGAGCAGAAACGACAAGACATCGGAAGGTAACTTCGACCCACAGTTCCCGACCTTTACAGTTACAGCAAAGCCGCGCCCTGACAATGACTTTGTACGCTATACATCATATGCCGATACTCTGCCCGACAGCGTTGTAGTTCCGACCGTTAAGGCTACAAAATCGGCAGTTCCTACAGATCAGGCCTCATCAGACACTACAAAGGCGGCTAAGAGCTAATGAAAGATACAGTTGTTATTAACGGCAAAGATGTTGAGGTTGAGGTTACGGCATATACAATGCTCATTTACGAGGACACATTTAAAGGCCACAGCTTTCTGCGTGATGCCGACCGTGTCCTTGTCCCGAATCTCAATGATGTAAAATTTGGCACTGCTGTAAAGCTTTTATGGGCAGCGGCAAAAACGGCAGACGATACGATTCCTAATTTTAAGGCTTGGTCAAAAGGAATCAGCATTAAGGACGCTATTTCTGCGATAGGTAAAATCGTTGATCTCATTGTTGACAGTCTTAAATGCGACAACCCAAAAGTGACAGCGACAGCGACCTAAACGGAACTTTCCTGACGGCAAAAGAGGTCTTATCTTATGCCGTCAGGTGTGGTCTGACTGTCGCTGATTTACAAAGATTTACAATAGGTTTTGTGATTGATTATGTCGAAACCTATTTCGCGTTACGAAACAATAAGAATATCCACGAAGATGAAGAAAAATATCGGAAAATGAAATCTGTATTGCCTTTCGTAACGGAAAGATTTGAAAACAAAGAAATCTCAACGGAGCAGTACAGCGAGTTTATGAACAGATATAAAGAATTGGAGGACAGATATGGCATCTACGATTAAAGGTATTACCGTCAAAATTGCCGGTGATACAATGGATTTACAGAAATCCCTAAAAGCTGTACAGTCCTCATCCTCGAGCTTGCAGAGAGAACTGACTGCAATTAATAAGCAGTTAAAATTTGACCCGGAAAACACTGTTTTGCTTACTCAAAAGCAAGAAGTGTTAAAAGAACAAATTGAAAACAGCAAATCTGCCCTTAAAAAGTTACTTGATGTGCAGGATCAGGTCGAAGAACAGGCCAAAAACGGCGAAATCTCAACCGAACAGTACAGAGCTTATCAGCGTGAAGTCGAAAAAGCGAAAAGCAAACTTGAAACTTTCGCTGAACAGCTTGCGGAAACCGAGGAAAAAGCAAACGCAATAAACCTCGAATCTGCCCGAAGTGAGATGTCAAAAACCGAAACAAGCGTTGGTAAAGTCGGCGACAGCTTTAAAAACCTTGAAAATAAGTCAAATAAAACTGATTTATCCAAGGTCAAAAAAGAAATGGATGATGTTAAGTCATCCGCTGATAACCTTAAATCTGCCGTCGGTGATGCCTTAAAAGAAGCAGGTGCAGCGGCAACAACGGTCGGCGGAGCGTTGACCGGAACTGTCATAAGTGCAAACAGTGAAGAAAAAGCTTTAAATTCCTTGCAGGCTCAAACCGGCTTGACCGCCGAGGAGATGACCAAATACAAAAGTGTGCTTGAAGATGTTTACAAGGGAAATTTCGGCGAATCTCAGGAAGAAGTTGCAAATGTCCTTGCTTTGATTAAGCAGACAACGAACGAGACCAATCCAAGTAAGCTTAAAGATATGACCGAAAATCTCTTTACTTTAAGAGATGCCTATGATTATGACTTCGTCGAAACGCTAAGAGCGGTGAACATGCTTATGGAGCAGTTTGGCATAACAGGCGAAGAGGCTTTTAATCTCATTGCGCAGGGCAGTCAAAAAGGCCTTAACAAAAACGGCGACTTGCTCGACACAATTAACGAATACTCTGTACATTACAAGCAACTCGGCTATGATGCAAACGAGTTTTTTAATTCACTTGAAAACGGCTCAAAAGCAGGTACTTTCAGCATCGACAAGCTCGGCGATGCGATGAAAGAATTTGGCATCCGCTCTAAGGACACAGCCTCGAGTACGCAAGAGGGATTTGCTCTCCTCGGCTATGGAGCGAAAGCCTCGGCTGATGATATCCAAAAAGCAAAAGATGAAGTTGCAAAGCTTGAAAAAAATCTTTACTATGCAAAAGAGGAGCAAAAAGGCTTTAACAATTCGACGAGCGAATTAACAAAGCAAAAGAATGCCGATAAAATTGAACAATATTCAGAGGCGCTAAAAGCTGCTAAAGAAAATCTTGCAAATCTCGAATCAGCAGGCAAAGGCGCAAAAGGTAGTATTGAGGATTTGCAGGCAAGATTTGCAAAAGGCGGAGACAGCGCAAAATCAGCAACATCAGAAGTCTTAAAGGCTCTTTTTGAGATGGACGATAAGGTCAAGCAAAATCAGGCAGGTGTTGACCTCTTCGGTACGATGTGGGAAGATTTGGGAATTGACGGCGTAAAAGCCTTAATGAAAGTAAATGGCTCTGCCGACAAGACCAAAAATGCCATGAAAAAGATTAAAGACATCAAATACGATGATGTTGAATCCGATTGGGCAAGTCTTGGCAGGACAGTGCAGACCGATGTTATTAATCCTATCGGAAAATCGCTGTTCCCGGAAGTCAAAAAACTTTGTAAATTTGTTGAAAACCATACTGACGATATTATCCCTACGCTAAAAGTTGTAGGTTCTCTTGTAGGCGGAATTTGGTTAGGCAAAAAAACAACCGCAGTTGTAAGCGGTGTACAAAGCCTTATAGGCGCATATAAAAGCCTCAGAATTGCTACAGAGAGTGCCAAAATCGCACAGGAAGGTCTTAACCTCGCACAGAAATCAAACGCAATCGGTATCATCGTAGGCTTAGCCGCTACGCTTGTAGGCTCTTTGTGGTCAATCGCAAGTGCGAACGATGAAGCCAAAGAATCACAAGACAAGCTCAACGAAGCGCATGAACAGGCTCAGGAAGAAATCAAAGAGCTGAAAGATGCCAATGATGAATATGTTCAGAGCAAAAAAGATGCGGCGTCAGAGGTTGAAAGTGAATTTCAATATTATGACGATTTGTGGGGCGAATTGCAAGGCATTGTAGACAAGAACGGCGAAGTAAAAAAAGGCTATGAAGACAGAGCAAAATTTATCACAAATGAATTAAGTGAAGCTATCGGCAAAGAAATAGAATGGAACGGTAATGTTATTACATCTTACGATAATGTAGCCGAATCTATGGATAAAGCCCTTGAATCAAAGAAAGCTCTTGCTATGTTATCAGCTACAGAAGATGCTTATCAAACTGCCGTATCAGGTCTTGCAGGGGCGAAAACTGACAGCGTCAATCAATATGCTGCCGTTCATAAAAATAAAATTGATGTGAGCAATGCAAAAGATAGTGTTAATAGTTTGCAAATTCATGACACGAAGGCTGAAAATGTTGCATGGTGGGCATATGAGAATAAAAATATTGATAAACATACATTGGGAGTCATTAATGCTTATTCTAAAGGTGAAAAGGTTGATAAAGAAGAACTTAGTGTCGCTCAAAGTCGTATAAAGGCGTTAGAAACGGCTTATGACCAAGAACTAAAAAAACGCAAAAATGTTTTAAGTCAAAGAGAAAGCGATCTTGAAGAAGCTGAAGCAAAATATAAAGAGTATCAAAACAAACTCGTCAATTATAATACCACGATTCAAAACTTTGAAAACCTCACAGCGGCAACCGCAAAAGGTAACACCGAAGAAATTAAAGCCGCAATGTCGGATGTCGCGAACAGTATTGTTACATACACAACAGGCACTAAAGATGCTCTCGAACAGCAGGTCAATGATTTTAAGACAAATGCCGAGAATCTACGGACGGCATACGAAGACGGGGTCGAAGGCGTTACCAAAGAGCAAGTTGAAGAAGCCGAAGAATTGCAAGAAAGAGCTGAGCTTGAGCTTACTAAGTACAACGATATGTACGGTACTGTTGCAGCAATAGCTACGGGCAAAGCTGACGAAATTAACGAACAGCAAAAGAAAATAAAAGACGGTTTTATTGATGCTGAAACAGGTTCAAAAGCAAGCCTTGAGAATCAGCTCACAAACCTTACCGCAAACTACGAACTTTTAAAAACTGCAATGGATGAAAATCAGCCGGGCGTCACTCAAAAAATGGTTGATAATGCGAAAGAGCTTGTAGATAAGGCAACCGTTGAGCTTAACAAACTCGAACCCAACGGAGAAAAAGCCGGTAAGAACGGCACTGAGAGCACCAGCAAAGGTATAGGAGATAAAGATGCCAACAAAAAAGTTGATGATTCGTGCAAGTCGCTTGTCAATAGAATCTTTGATAATTTTTCGGGAGTTTATGACAAATTCTACGAAGAAGGCAAAAACTTAGTTCAAGGCTATATGGACGGTGCCGGAAGCCTCTCTGATAAATTATTCAAGTCAGTGGAAGGACTTGCAGGATTAAGTCTTAGCACTCTTAAGAAGACTCAAGATTCACATTCACCGAGCCGAAAAACCCGAAAATTAGGAAGATATTTCGGCGAAGGCTACCGCCTCGGCATTGAAGATGAAATTGAAGATACACAAAAAATGGTAAGGTCTTTAACATCGAGGGCTTTGTCAGCGGTTGAAGGTGATCCAATCGGATCGATTAACAATAAATTTGCAGACATTCGCACCCAAAGTCAAAATGCAACGGTAAACGGTCAAATGTTGAAATCGGTGACAAATTCACCTACGATTGAGATTCAATTTACAGGCGATGTCAACATCAATAATGACATGGATGTTGACGAATTTAACCGCCGTGTATCAAATGCGATCATGCAGACACTTGTCGGTGAAGTATCAAAGTGGGGAGGTTAAAAATGAGGCATAGTTTTACATATAACGGCACTGATTTACGGACAATAGGCTTTTTTATAGCTACACCTCCCAAATATCAAATTGCAAAGCGTAATTTTGATTTTACCTCTGTCTACGGCAAAAATGGCGGAGTGATTTCCGACAATGGCGTTTTTGATAATGTTGAAATGCAGTTTGAAGTCAATAGCTATCCGTACATTGTGCCGAACGAAAGCAATGCAGAGCTTGTAAGAGCGTTTGCTGAATGGCTTACCGTTTGGGACGGCAAATATAAAATTTTTAGGGACACATACAACCCCGGTTATTTTACAAAAGCGATTTGCACAGGGGTTGAGCCAATAGAAGAGGTTGCCCCCCTTTGCTTGTCAACAACTATAAATTTTAGCCGAGAACCGTTTTGGTATAGCGACTTAGGGCAGGAGATTATCCGACCAAAATTGACCTCGACGCAAAACGCAGAAATTGAAGTCTATAATCCTGAAAATTATACCGCAGAGCCACTTATTAAGATTATTAACACAGGCTCAAAAATAAAGCCGTTGACATTGTCGGTTAACGATAGTCCGATTTTGATGATTACGAAAGAGACAAGCCAAGACCATATCGAATTAGACTCAACCGAACAGTCCGCTTATTTTAATGTTAAAACTAACCTTGCTAATAGTTATATAAGTTGCACACAATTTCCGGTCCTTTCACCGGGGCTGAACATAATTAAGCTATCATCAACGGAGGCAAACGCATTTAAAGCGCTTGAAATCAAACCAAATTTTAGGAGGCTTTAAAAATGCAACCTATACTATATAGAACGGTTGGTCTGTACACCACAACAAGTCCGTTGTATCAGACAAACGGCCTTGGATTTTTGACCGATTGTACAGAATTTTTGACGACAATGGAAAGCAATGGTGCTTATAGTTTTGCCGCAAAAGTAAAAAGCAATGATAAACTTTTAAAATATATAAATCTTGGATCTTACATAAAAGCTAAAGCCAACAGTAAAGACGGACCTCAACTTTTTTATGTGACAAAAATCGAGGCAGACAAATGCGGTGATTTAACCATATCAGGCGAACATGTGTCAAGATTGTTTTTTCAAAATGGCGTAGAGCCAAACTATCACAATCATAAAATGAACGCAACACCGTCTGAGATAATCAACAGCCTAATGGAACCTGGAGACGACTCAACAGTTTGGTTTAGAGCCGCGCCCTATAACTTTTTTTCATTTTCATCTAATATTCCGACAAAAAAAGAATTTTCACTTGGCTTTAATACAGCTGAAAAATTCGAAACCATTTTCAGCGATGATTCAGAGGGGTTAATCGCTTTGTTTAAAGGTGAGTTGAGATTTAAAAATTTTTCAATCACATTCAATCAGCCGAATATTAATCACAGCGGTTATCGAATAGCTTTTGGAGCAAATGTGTCTGATTATAAGCAAACGGCATCACTCGGAGAGTATTTTACACATGTTTTGCCATATGCCCGTTGTCAAACTACAAGCGGCAACGAGGTTGTTGTAACCGCAAATGAGTTGTACCCAACGGGACTCAGGCGCACGATTGAAAACACCTATCTATTTGATTGCACGAGCAAAATAAAAAGATATATCGTAAATCCAATGGATGGCACTAATTATAACGAGGTAAGAGATGCGTTAAGAAGTCAAGTTGCCACTTATAAATATGAAACTTCGCAATCAGCTGAATCTTTGAGCATTACCGTTAATCTTGAATCTGAGCTTACCAAAATGTATAACTTAGGTCTATACGATAAGGTAACAGTAGTTATGCCAGACGGCACTGAAATTGTGAAGAAAGTGGCTAAAACAGTCTATGACAGCATTTCAGAGAAGTACAAAGAAATTACAATCGGCAATTTAGACATGTCAATGTCTGATTTGTTAAAAATCCAAAGGAGGTTTAAAAGATAATGGCAATTAGTATAAAACATAAATCGGTTACGATTGATGTTAATAATCGAAATGCACCAAATATTGTTGGTATTGTCAACGTCAACGATAAAGCAACACGCTATCTTGATGTAACTTTAACGGCAAGCGGTGAAAAATTGACCTTTACAGATTGCACAGTAACTGCAACCTTTGCAACGGACGGATATTTAATTTCGGACTCAGTTGCTTGCACCCTGAACAGCACAGCAGATTTGATTACCGTGCCGTTAGAAAACTTTAACTCTACATCGGGCTTTTTGGCAATCGAAATTAAGATTGCAAACGGCGAAACGCAGGTGTTAAATACTCCGCTGACTTTAAAAGTCATGGTAACTCCGAGCCTTGCCGAAAACAGCAAGATAAGCAGCGAAAGTATCGGCACTTTTGTTGAAATCAGCCGAGAGATTGCCACGGCAAGAGGCGGTTCTAATTCACTTGGAGCAAGGCTTGATACAGTTGACACAAATCTTGCAAAAAAAGCAAATAAAGCCAATACTCTTGCAGGTTATGGCATTATGGACGGAATTAAAGATGCAGCAGGCACGGTCAGAGCTGTCAACTTAGCAGCCGATGTCATAAATAAATTTGGCGAAAAAGTAGACAGTAGCGAATTATTTGATGTTACTAAGAGTATAAATTTAGCCAATTTGGCAGATTATTCACAACATCAAAATGGTGTAACCGTTACAGTCGCCAAAGGCAAAATCAGTTTAAGCGGTACATCTACGGCGGCCACTAACTTCTTTTTACCTTTGAAATCATCAATAACATTACGAATTGACACACCTTACTGTTTGTCATTACAGGATTTTACAACTAACAACACAGGATGTGTGTTTTATCCAGCTTATAATCAAAATGTTATCGACTCAAAATGGTTACTATCTGAGGTGAGTGCTCTTAAAAATGCAGCAGCTACATTCACTCCTATACAATACATGTTTGTTAATAGTATTAAAATTGCCATTGCTGCAAATAGATTAACAGACAATAGTTGTCACTTACAGATTGAGCAAAATAATCAAAAGACTGCATATGTTGACCCCGAAAAGATTGTTAAAAAAATTAAGCCTACACTGTATCAAGGTCCTGATTATGCGATGCACTATTTGTATGTCTCAAATGATTATAATGAAGATACAGAGGGATATGGAGAAACAAAATTTAACTCTATCTTATCGGCAAATAACAGCATATCAGACAACAGCTATCATAACCGTTATACAATAGTTGTAATGGCAGGTACATACACAGATTTGCAAGACAAATATGCAGGCATGTCTGATGTCGGCTTGGTTGGTTACAGAGGCGTAATGACTAAGGATTATGTTTACTATGAGTCTGAAAACATTTATAATCCTGCCGCAACAATAATCAAATGGGACGGAGCAACAGGATTTGATAAATCTACATTAAAATCCGAGGACA